GTCGAACTCGAGCCTGGTGGAGAGGCTCTGCTTATAGAGGTACACGGCCATGTGCCAGTACCTGATGAACAAAGCGCTCATGAACTGGCTCTTCTTGGTCTCATCCCCCGCGTCCTTGGCGGCGCAATAGCCGTTGATGAGCTCGGTGATGTCGTAGGGGACATCCTCCTTCTGACCGACGATGAACCCAGGAATGGTCCTCGCGCAGTCGACGAAATTCTTGTAGCTGGTGCTCAACATCTGTTCATACTCCTTGTTTTGCATATACATTATAACCCCATTCAGGCGTCTGTGCAACGCCGAATCGCTCGGCTGTCCGGAGGGAGGTTTCCCACCCCATCCGATGCCGGCATGCATATTGTCTCATGGGCGAACAAAAAAGTCAAGCGGTTGTGCTCGACTTTTTAATTCGGTCGCCCGTCAGTCTTCCTTTTCGGGGTCTATGATGTATCTGGACCAGTCGCCGATTGCCTTCTCGCGGAACTTCCTGGTGGCGTTCACGAGCTTGTCCCCGACGCGCTCGAAGTACAGCTGGTTGCTGACCGGCCACACGAGGGGCCCCCAGGTGTGGTCCTTCCACGCCTCCGGATGCGTCATGTCGGGCTGAATCCACCGGCCAATCTTGTAGAGGTCGATGACGTTCATGAGGCCGACGTCCATCCAATCGCGGCCGGAGTAGATGCCGACCTTCAGCCCTTTGTGGGCCGAGTGGATGTAATTCGTGACGCGGACGCAGTCCTCGTAGTTGGAGTCGCCTCCCATCAGGCCGAACACCGTGATTCCCGGATGCTCGGCGATGAGCCGGTCAATCTCCTCGTCCGTGAGGACGGTACCCACATAGGGCCTGAGCCACGGCTCGGAGCAGTGGTCGCAATGGCACGGGCATCCGCTGATGTTGACGCAGAGCGCAATCTCGTCCGGGAACTCGCTCATCGTCACCGCAACGTCGTAGTATTTGAGGGGCTTGCCCATCCCTTCGTTGAATTCTTCCTTTTCCATGTCATTCCATCCTTTCGTAGGCCCTCTTAGCGGCCTCCTTCTGCCTGACCTCGGGGAAGTTGCTGACCCTCTTGAGGTAGCCGATTACGCGGGTGGCGTAGTCGACGTTCTCTGAGCCGCATTCCGGGCATGCGTGCAGGTACCTCTTGTCGATGTGCCCGCACTCGTTGCAGATGGTGTTGGGGCAGTTGAACGTGAAGTATCCGCAGCCCGCCTGTATCGCGACGTCCATGAGGAGCCTGTACTGCTTCTTGCTGAGGTGCTCGCTGAGGTTGCAGTGGTACGCGGAGCCCCCGTCGAGGCATCCGCTGAAGTCCCTGCCCTGAAGGTACATCTTGGTGACGATGTCGTAGGACTGGTCCTCGACCGGGTAGAAATACGAGTTGTAGCATTCCCTGCCCTCTGGCACCCAGTAGCCGTCCTTCTTGTCCCACGCGTAGTTCTTTGCGCCGAGGTTCTCGGCCGGGACCTGCTCGGTGTTGAACTTGCATTTCTCCGTGCGGTCCTCGACGTTGATTTCCTTGATGGTGCCCAGGACGTCCTTGGCGAGCTTCTTGTATCCCTCGCTGTTAGGCTTCGTCTCTATCCCAAGGTATTCTGCCGCCTCGAGGAACCCGTTGAAGCCTACCGTGAGGTACTGCTTGTCCAGGCTGATGTATCCGGCCTTGTAGACGGTGAGGAGGTCGTTCTCGTACAAATCCCAGAGGTAGTCGTTGTAGGCGCTGAGGTACGCGTGGACCCTCTTGACGATGGGCCTGATGTAATCGCGCAGCTCAACCTTCCTGCCTTCCCTGTCCCAATTCTGGACGATTCGGTTCATGTTGAGCGTTATGACCTTCTTGGAGCCGGTCTGTATGCCGCCTGCGCCGAGGGTGTAGCTGAAGACGTTCTCCTCAATGGAGTTTTTCAAGCGGCAACAGCTTGACAGGGCGTCAGCGCTGTCGCTGTTGTAGAGGAAGAACGAGTGCCCTTTGGCCCACATCTCGGCCGTGAAGTCGGCCATCTCCTCGTCCACGTATTTCTTGGTCTCCCTGTCCCACAGGAGGTTCATGGTCTCGACCGGGAACGTGATGACGGATTTGGTCCTCTCGTTGTTGAACCATTCCATGTACATCTTCTGGAGCTCCTTGGTCGACTCCCAATTCGGCTCGTCGCCGTCGGGGAAGACGAAGTCCTTGAAGATGCTGCTGAAATACCCTTTGTCGAAATAGGCTATGTTGGTGAACGGGGACTGGTAGTTCCTTGCGCCGGCCGGCTGGTTGACGCTGTAGACGAACTGCTGGAACCAATCCTCAATCTTGTCGCGGAGCGTCATCGCCCTGTTGCCGAACGCCTCGATGACGTCGTCGAGCCTCTTGATGTAGTCGTCTCCGTAGTCCTTGCGGAGGAAGTGGTCGAAGTACGGGATGAATTCCGGCACGGCCACAGCCCCGGCGAACTGGCCGGAGATTAGGAATATGAGGTTGATGATGCCGCCGATGTAGCTGTTGGCGTGCTGCGGGGCCGAGCTGGTCCCGCCGAGCGTCTGCAGGCCGTCGAGCAGGAACGGGTACAGGGATATCGCGATGCAGTACGGCATGATGCTCGACTCATCGTGCGAATATATGATGTGGTTCCTGATGTCGTCCTCGTATTGGGCGGCGAGCTCGTCGGTCAGATACCTCTCGGTGAGGGCCCTGTTCAGGTCGATGAGGTCCTTCTTGCCGAGCTCCGTCTGCAGGGTTGCGATGCACTTCGTCGTGACGTTGGAGTTGGCGTCGTACTTGCTGCCGGTGGAGGCGTTGATAGCCTTCTTGTAATCGTCTATGAATTTGAGTTTCTTCTCAAGGGTTCTTGCGTCCATGATTTCCTTATAGCTCCCTAATCTTGTCAATCATCGCCTTGGCCACGTAGGTCTGGCCGTCTATCTCGAGCGTCGGGGTGTGCAATATCCCCCTGGCCCGCATCTCCTCGACGTCCTCGCACGCCGTGTAATCGACGTGCTTGCGGTCGAGCATCATCTTGACCATCTTACATTGCGGGCATGATTGCTGGGTGTATACCTTTATCTCCATCGTCGTCCTTCCTCTCTTTCTTGCCTTTGTCGTCGTCCGGGCGGAATCCGTCGACAGCGATTGAAAAAGCCTCCCCTATCGTCTTGAGCTCATGTTCGGAGAGGCTGTTAAAAATGTCGTCGTCATCCATGTTTTTTCCTTTCTTAGGGCGAGCTTAAAATAAGCTGTGAGCCCTATTTTTCCCGTGTATGTCGCAGTTATCTGGGGGACCGAATCCCCCGGCACTTAATTTAGCTGAGCCTTTTTGATGGCTACTTTTTCGAGGCCGAATACCTCTTGAACTTCGCGTATTCCCTCTCCCTCACGGGGACGAGCTCCGCCGGGAGCTCCCCTTCGCTCGTGAGCCAGTCAAGCGGGAACGCGTAGCACACAATCTTCCCATTGGAGCACAGCCTGCCGTTCTCCCTGACCAAATCTCCGTCGTATGAGTACAGGTCGGGGTGGTTCCGGTCGGCCACGAAGTATATGTAGTTCTTGCCGCTCCTTACGTCGAGCTTGGCCACCAGAACCTCCTTCGTGGAGAATTTGGGCTGCCATATGGGATTGGCTTTAATCATGCGCGCGACCTCCTGTATTATTATACAATTCCGTCATACTACCTGGAGGGTGTTCGTGTTGAATTCCACGACTTTCCTCTCGTCTTCCGTCTCGCATTCGTCGTAGGCCTTGTGGTACTCCTCGCGGGCGATTCTGCACGCCTCCTCGGGGTTGTCCCAGCACATGTCTATGACGCCCTTCAGGCATTCGCTCCAGTAGAGCATGTTGTTGTATATCCAGTCGGCCCCGACGTTCGCGTCGCAGGCGGCCTTGCACTCCCAGACCTCGCTGGGGGCGTTGTCGGAGCAGAGCACGCCGTGGCCCTGGAACCCGTGGTTCTTGAAATAGGTTGCGGCGTAGCACCAAAGGGCGAACACCTTCTTCTCCTTGAGGAGCTCGGCCTCAGCGCCCCCTATGACGCCGCTGAGCAGGCCTGACGGCGTGCCGTGGCCGAGGCAGAGCACCTTGTCGTGCCTCTTTATGAGCTCGTGGATTGCGCCCCTCTTGAGCGGGCCTTCGTACATGGAGCCCTTGTACACGTCCCACCCGCGGCCCTCGTATATGGGGTCTAGCATCGTGGTGGTCGGGTCCTCCTGATGGAACACTATCGTGTCGGACTTGCACAGCGAATCGACTATCTTCATCTCCTCCTCCGTGGGCTCCGTGACCTCATCGTAGTCGCGGGCGCTGAGCCAGCGGTATCTGCCGGCGTCCCCGAGCGAGCCCACGTCGAACGAATCGACGTCGACGACCCAGTCGCGGTATCCGTCGATGGTCTCCTTGAACAGCTCATACACGTATGAGCCCTTGAAGTCCTTCCTCTCCTGGTCCGTGGTCGAGTAGTCTACGAATTCTCCGACGAATTCGTCCTCCCCGCTGTAAATCGAGTAGCTCGACATCAGGTCGTCCCTGCGCGTCTCGTACAGGCTGTACCCGTCTTCGGTGAATATGAGATTTCCGTCATGCTTCATGGCGATTGCCCTCCGTTCATTTAATTATAGCCCGCATCCCCGGGCCCGTCAACCGTCAAAGGTCGGTTATGTATTTCTCGAGGGCCGCCATCGTCTCGCGGTCCTCCTTGTCGTCAATCATGTAATCGGCCAGGGCCTTCTTCCTGTTGACGACCTTGGCGACGACCTCGTCTATCGTCCCGCCGCAGATGAGGTTGTATATGAACACCGGCTCCTTGTTGTTTATCCTGTGTATCCTGTCCGTGCACTGCTCGTAGATTGAGTAGGTCCACGGCGAATCCAGCATAATCATGTAGCGGGCCGCGTTCAGCGTCACGCCTGTGCCCATCTTGGACTGCGTGCACAGCATCACCTTGCGGCTGGGGTCGGTCTGGAATTTGTCTATGCGGTCAGAGACCACCTGGTCGTCCACGTCCCCGGTGCCCACGAGGGGCTTATGCTCCTTCAGGAGCTCCTCCAGCTGGTATATCGGCTCCTTGAACGCCGACATGACGACGACCTTGTCGCCTTGGCTGACGATGTCCTCCACGAGGTCCACGCAGCGCTCTATCTTCGACGACACGACGCCGGACGAAGTCAGGGCGGACGGGCAGCTCGTCGCCTGCCTGAGCCTGGTCGTCAGGGCCAGGACGTTGTTGGCGTTGAGCTTTATCTTGTCGCACTCCTCCTTCACGCCCTTGACGACGGCGTCGTAGAGCTTGGCGTGCACGTCGCTCATCTCGACGTACTCGTCGATGAAGTTCTTGGCGGGCAGGTTGAGGAGGTCCTTCGTCCTCCTGAGCGAGCAGCCGTCAATCTCCTCCTTGAGCAGGTCGAGGTTCTTGTAGCCGACTA